TTTGCTCTTGTTCTCTCGCTCATTATAATATATTATAATATAATATTTTATAATAATATTATTTTCGTTACAAAACCCATCTATAAAATGATTGTAATAATAAAGGAATAAATAAAAAACACATGATTGTAATAGAAAAACTTTTTATTTCTTCATTTAAATATTTATTTTTATATACTCCCCATGATATGTATAAAATAATTGAAATTACTAAAGTCCAGTATATCAAATGAACATAATAAAACGCATTTTTTCCAATTTCTAAATCTTTTTCATAATATCGAATCAATCTTTTTGAAATATTTTTACTAGAATCTAATTTATCAACATTTGTTTTTGTTGTTTTTAATTTATCATCATAGTTATCCAATAATTGACCCATTCTTGATTTGTAAATTAATTGAGATGAATAATAATCAATGTTTCTTTGAATATTTTTCTTTAATGTTGTGAAATCGTTCTCTATTTTATTAATATCACTGGCTGCTAACTTTTCGGCGTTTTTAAATTTAAAATTAGAATACCAAAACGAGCCTTTATCGGCTAAATAATATTTTTCTTCGGCATCTTCAATATTTTTTTCACCATTTCTAAAATTTTGTTTGGCACTTGTATAGTTAGTGTATAATTTTTGTAATTCTTTATTTCGCATACATTTAGCATCGCAAATCGCATTTTTTTGCTGGTTCATGGTATCTATTAATCCATTGATTTTATCAGATAATTCGGCATTTAATACTACAGGCGGTGGTGTTTGTGTTGCCATATTATACAATGATTAGAAATTATTAAGATATATATTTTTGTTAGTGTAAAAATATATATATATATATAAATTTTTAATCATTGTATAAACTATATAATTTTTTGAATTTAATTAAAAATCTAAATATACTTATTCATGGCTTGTTTTACAAGGTTAGGGCTTTGTTTTGCTTTATGCCAATAATCTAAACTTGTATTTTTAAGTGATTTTGCTTCGCTTTCCGCTTGCGATACACCTTTCCAAAATGCTTTTTTGTCGTGTGACCAAACTGTATCATAGCCTTTGTCAAGGGTAGATTTATCAAAACTCCAATTATATCTGTTCCAGTTTATTTGATTTCTGCTCCAGTTATCATAGATTTTCTTTAATGTTAATAAAATAGCAGCCGTAATAGATAAAACGATTCCGGCATTTCCTAAATTCGTCCAACCCATTTTGACTAAATAAACCGAAACTAAAACTCCTAAAGCACAAAATGAAATCGTTTTAAAAATATCTTTATGAGAAGCATACCTACTTGTTTCATAATTAGCAATTTCCACCATTCTTAATGTGTTATCGCGCGATTGTTGAAGACCAGCTACGCTTTGTTTAACATTATTTAATTCTTTTTCCGTTAAAGATAATAATGATAATTGATCAGCTAAATCATATCTATCGTTAGATAAAGTACATTGTTCTTGAGTGAGTAATAATTTTAACTCTTTAAATAAATTCTCTCTTAACTCGGAGAGTTGGTTAATTTCATCCATAATAGATTTTTGATCATCGGGTCCGACTTGTGAAGTTTGGAGAGCTTGTAATTTATTAAATTGTCTTTTCTCAACTCCTTGTAATTCTTTAATATTTTGAACTAAATTTAAATGACGACCTTTTAAAACATCGGAACACTGTTTTCTAAAATTAAATGGTTTCTTGGATGATCCGGAAGCTGTTGAATTACTGTCCATTGCTGGTTTTGGTTTAATAACACCATTATCACCATAACAGGCATGTTTTCTATCGCTGGCATTACTAGAGCTATCTATTAATTCACAAGTTACTGTGTTACTAGTAGTTTTACTACATGTATTTCCTTTCTGTGTATAATCTGCGGGACAAACTAAATTTTTACCAGACATATTATATAATATTAACTCACAAAAAAATTATTGTTTAACTTGTCTTATAACAATTAATAAAATACAAATTGCTAAACCCAACCAAAATAAATATTGTGTATGAGCACTTGATTTTTTCAATGAATTATCTTCTTGCATTCCCTTTAAAGTTTCTTCTCCTACACTTAGCTGTTTTAATAATCTATATTCTTCTTGATATTTTTGTAACTCGTCCATTAGTTCTTGGGAACTAGAATCATTTTTATCCCATAAATTTCTTTTTGCTGTAATTATATCATTAATTCTGTTTTGAAGTTGTTGAGCTTTTTCATTTACTATATCTTCTTGTTTTCCATATTTAGTAAAAACATTTGTTAAGTTAGCGGCTTTTCCCATATTTAAAATTGTATTTTTTTTTGTTTCTGAACAAGTATTTTTTAAGTCATCGCCAGAAACAATATGCGTTACTTTATTAGGATTAGCGTTTGATGTCCAATTATCAAATCCTTCCACAGGAACTTCGTCCCATTCACATCTTCTACCGCTACCATTAGGCCATTCAGTACTACCTTCACAACCTATTATCCCATCTAAAGGCCACCATTCTTTTGTCTTGAATCTTCCACAACGCTCTTTCCACAAATTCAAGTCTCTTAATCTCCACCCATCGAGTTTTGGCTCAGGTCTGTATTTATTTCCATCTAGTTGGGTTGTCATCTCGTTGGTACTACCACCACGACCGTAAAAAGCCATACCTTTATATTTTCCACTATGATATGAATATAATCCCTTCGTTCCATAATTTCCTACAAATTCATAACCATGTCCACCTAAACTTAAACCTTTATCCAACGCAATTTCTCTACACGATTTTTCATTGGTACAAAGCATTTCCCTAATTCTCCTGACAGGGATACATTTTTCAACCATACAATCCTTTTTCTTACAAGAACGTGTTTCAGTTAATTCTGGACACGACTTTCCATTATATTCTGGATATTGTGTAACAGTTCTTTGTCTTGTTTCTGTTCCTTCTCCACAGTCTTTACTACAATTTGACCAGTTGCTCCAATTGGAAACTTCACAATTAACTGGTGTCTTAAAATTATACATTTGCCCACCTGGCTGACATACTTCATTACAATTAAAATTTTCATGTCCGCAATCTACAATTGCTTTAACTGAACCATCGGGACAAAAACATTTGCCTGATACATTAGAAGGTATATTTGTATTACATCTTTTTTCACTGTTTTTTAAATCCAAGCTCTTTAAAAATTCACCTTCTCCTTTACAATTTTGCGTTTGAATAAAATCATCGCAAAATTGTGGACCGTCTTTTTCTAAATCGTTACATGTAGAAATTTTTTCCCCTTTTATGCCTAAAGCTTTTGGTGGAGTTTTTTTCAAATACACTTTTGACAAATTACATCCCGCCAAACATGCTTTTTTTGAGGATTCAACATTTACTTCATTCACAGTATCGATATCGACATCAGAAAATTTTTGATCGCAATTGTATTTACAATCTTTTACAGCCTCTCGTGCCTTTGTATAATCACTCATATTAGTTCTAAATAGCGATGCCATTTTAGAACTTTCACGCATTAAATTATCTTTATTGTCGATTAAATTATTAAATTCATTTTTATTCATGTTTTGAAGAGTGTTTAAATCAGAAAAGCCCTCAATCATTATATTTTGTTTTGCTAAAGATTTTACTAAGTCGCATCTTTTAGATTTGAGTTGTTTTCCCATTTTTAAATCGTTGTTAATATCGTCACTGTAATCGCTAAATTTTTTTATTTTATTATCGATATGTTTTGAAAAATTAGTTTCAAAAATGCTTTTTAAAAAATCTACCATTTTATCTTATATATAAAAGATAAAAAAGATAAAAAAGAATTAATTATTTAATAATCTTTGAACGGTAATTGCACCTATAGTTGTCGCTGCAACAAACCAAGCCATATAATGCGTATATTCTGTATTTGATCTTAAACTGGTATCTTCTAACTGACCGGCAAGTGTAGTTCTTGATTCATTTAATTTATTGAAATTTGTCTGATGAGCTGCTAATTTTTTTATATTTTTATTTAGTTTTTCTCTTTTTTTTGCGATTTGTTTTTGTAATTTTAAATCTTTTCCTTGAATCTTCTGTGTTTGAGTCCACATCTCTCTGGACAATGTCATGAGTTGTTCATTTAATAACTTAAGTTTCGCGTTAGAAGTATCTATAATATTTTTATCTGATTTACAATCACTATTCGCGACTCCAGAATTTGAATTACATTCAGGTTTCATTGCTTCATCACTGCGCGATTTATAAATAGTCACGTATTCACTTAATTTTTTTGAAAACTTTGCTTCAAGTTCATTTAATTTTTTAAATTCTTCTTTATCTATTTGTGATAAAGATTTTTGTTGTTTTTGTTTTTGATCTTTCTTTTCCATATTAGCCAAAGGTTCTTTCATATAAGTAATATTCGGCATTGATGTTTTCTCTATCAATGGAAATTTAGGCATGGCTTCCTGTATTATTTTATGCTGCATACCATTAAAATTTGATCCTTGGTTTAAACTAGAATCTTTTTTTTCAAAACTTTCATTTAAATTTGTAAATAACATTGTCTATATAATTAAACATAGAAAATGTATTTTAAATTTTGATGTTTAAATATTAAATATTTAAATAAAGTCCTAAAGTAAAAAATATTTAGATGATTTGTCTCGTTACTTTTTATATAAAAAAACAACTCCCGCAATAATGGCAATAGAATAATATCCTAAATATAAATATTCTTCTATCATTCTGTTTTTGGTTTCATGACTTAACGGTTTTGCTGCGAGGTCAATATTTTTCTTTTCTTCTAAAAGTTTTAATTTATTTTGATATTGTGATTCTATTACATCAATATTGGTATCCGTTTTCATTATATTGTTGTTGTTTTGTGATATACTTTTGTTTATTTCATTTTTTAAAATAAAAATATTCGAATAAACATCTCTTTCTAGTTGATTTTTATATTTATCAAAAATTTCTTTATTTTCACTTGTTGGGTCTGCTTTATAATTAATAAGTGAACTTTTATAATTTTCAAGAATAATTGTTTTTTTATTTTCTAAATTATTTAATCTCGATTGATATTCGCTGACAGGAACAGGCATATTTAATATATAAAGATAAATTAATGAGAACAAAATCTATAATAATACGATTCAATAGAAGTGGGTGATGGTCGAGTAATTTCACAAACGTCATTTGGTTTCATACCTAGAGCTTGTGCTACTGGGTCAAATCTAGAAATTTCAGGCAATTCGGAATCATTTGTGATGTTATATTTGATATAAATATCCTTTTTTTCTTTTTCGTTTAAAATTCTATGGTTTGGTACCAACACATGATCGAGAATATTAAATAAATAATCATTTAAATTATAAACATTAATAAATTTGTTTTCATTTTGGAAAATTTCCAATAATAGTTTTTTTACATTATCATTGATTTTATCTTTTGAAATAATAATTAATTCATCGTTTTCATCTAGCAATTCCTCTAAATCAAATAAATCTTCCACCGCTTCTCTTATATGATTTCCTTTAATACGCACCGTATTTAAATGATATTTAACATAAATTTTATTACCACTTTCATTTGTTAAAAGCATGTCCAACTGTTTTGGAACAGCATTATACATTGCTAAAACATCACCAACGCTAAAATTTTCATAGTCTTCAATAATATATCCTCGTGATTTCAAGATTTCTAAAATAATATTTCGAGATTTATAAATCTTTGGAACAATTAATCCATAACTTACGGAAGAACTCATTATATAATTTAAAAGAACATTTTTAAATTATAATCAATTTTATTATGTTATATTTATAAATTTGTAGTTATTAGTTTTTTTATAGTTGAAGAATCTTGAGTTTCTTCGTTTTCTTTAACAGCATCTTTTTCTTCTTCTATATTATCGATCAACGGTGTTTTGTTATCCTTTTCTTTTAAAACAGGTGTTCTAATAACAATTGTTTGTCCATCTCCTAAATCATTGCTTTTTTTTTCTATATCGCCTAAATTAGTATTTTTGTATTGTTCTTTAAATTGGTCTTCTAGACCTGTTTCCTTTATCTTTTCTATTAATTGGGCTGATACACCTTCTATTGGGGTTTCTAAATCCAAACCAGTTGTAGATATTTTTGAACTTTCCGGAGATTGAATTGTCATCTGTTTAGATGTGTCTTCCTCCAAAGAAGATTGTAATGGTTGTTGTGGCTGTGGTTGTGGTTGTGGTGGTTCTTGTGCCATAGGTGGTGTAATTTGAGTATTTTTATTAGGTAAATCCTTTATGTCTTTAAAAGGGACTTTAATTTTATCATTTCCTTTAAATGACCCGGGTATAATTTCCGCTTCATTTCTTTCTGTATCAATGGTTGCTATTCTCCAAATTCTACCTGGTTGAGGGTCACCACTCCATATAATTAATTTCCCAATGCCGTTGTCATCTAAACTAAATGGTGTTAAAATAATATTTTCTGGATTATTTGACTGTGGCGATACGGGACCGTAGTCAGGTGATACAGGCGCGTAGTCGGGTGATACAGGCGCGTAATTAGGTGATACAGGACCGTAGTCAGGTGATACAGGACCGTAGTCTGGTGATTTATTAAAAACACTATTAGATGAATTTTTTTCGTCTAGCCATTCGGAAATCTCACTCGTATTTTTCATTTCTAAAAATTTTCCTATTTCATGAACCACGACTATATCCCCATCTTCATCAGGTCCTTGTTGTATAATCCATATATTATTAGGATCATCTTTAAATTTCACTCTTCTTATGGATTTTTCTGGTTGCTGTTGCTCTTGTTGTGTATTTGCCGATATATTATCATATTCGGGAAATGGTGGTCCAAAAGTATCAAATATATCTGGCGACTCAACCATTTGATCTTCATTTGGAGTATCGTAAGGTGTATTAAGTTTTTCGCTTTCATCGGATATTTTCTTATTAATATCATTTTTCACCTCTTCAAAATTATTTAAATTTCCAGTTAATTTAATAATATTATTGTTTTCTCCCAATAAGCTTGTTAACTGATCGACGTTTTCTGCCGTTATTAATCGCATTTGGACATTCATGGTCTGAAGTTCTTGATATAATAATTTAAATGCGTAAGGAACATCTACAATCGAAAAAGAACGACCAAAACGCGTTATGGGAACAATATTTAGGTCTCCTTCTAAATTATTTACAAATTTCACAGGACCGTCGATAATGGGGCTTAAAAATAAATTTTTACTTTCATTATAAACAGCAATGGTCCCACTTTTATTACACACGGCCATTTTAAATTGGTCTCCTCTTACCATCATGGATTCTTTTAAAAATCCTGACATACCGTGTGCTATTATTG